TTTAGTGTTGAACAGGCCTGTGCTCAATTGGGTAGGGAATTGATTCGTGTTAATATTACAATAGAAACAGATGAAGACGATCTTATTGGTGGGTTCCGCCTTGTTAATGGCGAGACGGTCTGGCATAATGGCCCAGTCGTTGAAGCACTCGAAAGGGGATGCATCTTACTTCTGGATGAAGTGGACCTTGCATCTAATAAGATACTTTGTCTTCAATCCATCCTCGAAGGAAAAGGAGTCTTCCTAAAGAAAACTGGTAGATTCGTATCACCTTCTAAGGGATTTAATATCATTGCTACTGCAAACACTAAGGGTAAAGGATCCGAGGACGGTAGATTTATTGGTACTAATGTATTGAATGAAGCTTTCCTTGAGAGATTCCCTGTTACTTTTGAACAACAGTATCCTTCAGTTGCTATAGAGAAGAAGATTCTTCAACAGTTATCTGATGATGATCAGTTCTGTCAGAAACTAGTTGATTGGGCAGACATCATTCGTAAGACATTCTATGATGGTGGAGTAGAGGAAATTGTTAGTACTCGTAGGTTGGTACATATTGTACGTGCATACTCAATCTGGAAGAACAAGGAAAAGGCAATTGAAGTTTGTGTAAATCGTTTCGATGATGAAACAAAACAGGCTTTCCTTGACTTATATGATAAAGTAGATGCAGATGTAAATTTTGGAAACGAGGAGGAGAAACCAAATGAAGGACTTGTGGAAGAATTACAAATCCCTTCTGTTTGAGACCTTTCCTGATCTTGCCCATGACTCAACATGGGCAGAGTGGGAATCTAAAGGAACCAGTTTAAAGGCAGATATCTTTAAGAATGATTGGTTCATTAAGTCTAGAGCAGTAGATATCTGGAGTAAGAGATCCAATATCTATAACAACATCATCTATCCTAAGACTGGAAGTAACCTTCCCTGTTTTGGTATGGATCTTATGGGATTCACTGATAAGAAGGTCATTATTGTTTTTGACTTTCAACATCCTACAGAGAATTTTTTATTTGGTGTTGAGGGGTTACCTAAAGGAAGAGGAGATTATAGGTTCTTTGAACCAGGCAATCATTTCTCAGAAAATATCTACATTCAATATTGTAAGGCAGATGAAGTTGATGAACATCTTGATATGTTTAAGAAATACTTGACTGCATATAAAACTATGGTAGAATGTAGTATGCCAACTGAAGAAGATACGACGGTGTATAAAGACTTTGATAAGTATATGACTAAACTTGATCCTGTTGGTGGTTATCTTACTGGTATATTCGGTAAGGAGAAAGCAGAGTCACTAGTGAATGACTTTTTATTCTGCTATGGTTAATGCATGGGCACTAGCTGCTTCAATATTGGATGGAACATTTGATGAGGATTATCCTATTATGACTGATGATGACAAGAACCGAGTAACGCCACAAGAGAGTGATGAATACGATCCACCAAAAACAAAAAGAGAGGATTTCTGGATAGATGATCCAACACCAGATACTATTCATATTGATACCAGTAATTATCAAAATGAAACTCTAACTATTACTGGTGGTGAGGATCAATTAAGTTTTAATACTGCTGAAGAGGGTGCAGATTGGGTAAAGGCTCATGGTGGATATGAATGGACTCCTGGCAGTGCATGGCCACCTAATGATGAACCAAATCCATTTCCTTCTGATCCCATATCGGATAATGATGATCAAATAGCACATCATGTTCCTACTTATGAAGATGCAATGATGCCAGGCATAGAGGAAGAAAAACGTAAGTGGATTTATGAATCTCCTGATGGTGGAAAGACTGTTTATAGACATGAACTTGGAAAAGATCCATTAAAAAGGGAACTTGTTCCACAAGAAAATAATGCAAATGATATTGAGTTTAAGTATAATGAAGATGTAACTTTGAAAGAAGTGGAAGAGTATGTAAAGAGTACATACAAATCTCATTATGCTAATGATAACAAGACTCAGACTCTTGATCTCATTGATTCAATAGGCGATGCTGAGTCCTTTAGTAAAGCAAACGCCATTAAATATCTTTCTCGTTTTGGTAAGAAAGATGGAAAGTCAAAGTTTGACATTCTAAAGGCAATACACTACTGTATATTACTATACCACTTCTCTGGATTACATAATGACAACTAAAACCCCAATGAAATTATCTGATAGAACTGTTAATTTACTTCGTAATTTTTCAACAATTAATCAATCTATTCTGTTTAAACAGGGTACTAGACTTCGCACGATTAGTGTGATGAAGAACATCCTTGCAGAAGCTAATATTGATGAAGACTTTCCACAGGACTTTGGGGTATATGATCTTGGACAGTTTCTCAATTCTTTGAGTTTGTTTCAAGAACCAGAGTTAAATTTTACTGGAGAGAGTTTCGTCACGGTGAAGGAAGGTAAGCAAAGATCAAAATATTTCTTTGCAGATCCTAGTGTTATAGTTTCCCCACCAGATAAACAGTTGTCTCTTCCTTCAGTGGATGTTGAGTTCTCATTGACTAGTGCTCAATTAGACAGACTACTTAAGGCTGCAGCAGTTTATCATCTTACTGATTTATCAGTAGTTGGAAATGGTAAAGAGATTAAATTAAAAGTACATGATCGTAAGAATGATACTTCTAATGATTTCTCTATCATTGTTGGTGTAACTGATAAGGAATTTGAATTACACTTTAAGGTTGAGAATATTAAAATTGTTCCTGGCACATATGAGGTTAAGATCTCTCGCAAACTTCTTGCGGAATTCAAAGCATCTGAATATGATCTGACTTATTATATTGCTCTTGAACCTGATCTTACTTGGAAGGATTAATGTGGTATGTTATAGGATGGACTATAGTTACACTATGGTTACTATCAAAATTGGGTGTATTTAAAAAATGATCAAACACATTGATACTAAAGAGTACATGCAAGATGGATGGGATTCAGGCCCAACTGGGGCCCATCCATACAAACGTGGCAGTAGACATAATAAAATAGGCATGTGGATTATGTGGCTTTTCTATATCGTAGTAACTGCTCAGGTAGTCTATGCCATATCTGTTATTCCTTTCTGGCCTATAACTGCAATGTTATTAATTGGATTATTGTTTGGTGCTTATGTTGTAATTACTGCAAAAAGTAATGGACATTAGACTTGACTAAATTATGGAGGGTATGGAAGTATGCCTTGGGAAGTTTCGAGGATAATAAGACTGCAAAGTATGATAATGCAGTCTGTATTATTCGTACTTTTATTTTTGTTAGTTATCTCGTTACTAACTGTTTTATTACTGCTGGTGTAATTAGACACTGGAATCCACCAAATCAAATACAAAGTTATGACCAAGAAAACCAGAGAAGAATTAATTCTTGAGTTTGCGGAATTTACCGCAGATAAAATGACCGAGGATACACTTAAAAGGATAGCTGTTATTACTTTACTTGCTAACATCGATCCCAAAAGTACCCTTGAAGATTGGGAAGATTATGTTGCAAGACTGGATCCAAATATGGAAAGTGAAGATCTATTGCAGATGATTCAACCTCATGTTATAATGAAGCAACCAGAAGAGAGTACAAGTGCTCAGGTATCCGAATCTTAAAGATCATATCTTTGAGTATCCTCTTCTATCTGAACATGAATGTGATCAGATAGTATCCACATTGGATGAGGAGGATGACTGGGATACTTTTGTATGGTATAATAGTGATCATGAACATGTGGATGTTGATAAACAATCACGTTTAAAATCAACTATAAACCATACAGTAACAGATCTAATTCAACCACATATTAATGATGAATTGTTTAAAGCATTTCATTCTAAGTATCATGATCCCAATATTACTACTGGGGGATCATTCTGGGAGAATTGTTCTGGGATAAAGTTCAACAGATATTCTGTTGGAGATTATCTTAGTCCCCATCATGACCACATTCGTGATTTCTTTCAAGGAGAGTTCAGGGGTATTCCTGTTACTAGTGTTGTTGGAGTTTTGAATGATGATTTTGAAGGGGGTGAATTTGTGTTCTGGAGAGAACATAGTGTGAAGATAAAGAAGGGTCATGTAATTGCATTTCCTGCCTTGTATCTTTTTCCTCATGAAGTTACACCAGTAACAAGTGGGGTTCGTTATTCATGGATTACTTGGATTGTATAATGAGAGATGAATTTCTTTGGGTTGAAAAATATAGACCCAAGACAATTGATGATTGTATTCTTCCTGAGAGTACAAAGAAAAGTTTTAATGACTTTTTGGAAGCAGGTGAGATCCCAAATCTATTGTTATCAGGTCCGCCAGGCATAGGTAAGACCACAGTTGCGAAAGCATTGTGTGAGGAATTGGGTTGTGATTATTATGTTATTAATGGATCCGATGAAGGTAGGTTCTTAGATACTGTTAGAAATCAGGCAAAGAACTTTGCT